GTCATACGATGCTGTGCAGTAGTAAAAATATACAGAATCAAACGCAACCATTCCTGCTATATCGCCTGTTTTACCAGTACTGTGAGTAGGCACAATTTGCGGGTATAAATCAGCAAAATTTGCATTTACCTTACCAAATGCTACACGAATAGTATCTGCACCTGTAGCATTTGGTGTTGCGCCGATGTTTATATTTTGTTGAGTCATTATGCTCTCCCTACAGCAACTTCAATGACTCCAGCTTCGCCGTAGTCCTTATCTTCTAATGCTTTGCCAACAATAGCACCTAAAGTAGGAGTTGCAGCACGTACGGCATATCCAGGAGTAGCACTTGTAGTTAAGATATCTCCTTTCTTCACCCGTCCTACAACTTTACATGGTACACGACCTGCAAGTGCAAGACACGCCCTAGTTCCTTTTAGTTGACTATTCATAGTATATGCCGGATCTGTTGTTACAATACCAGCACAACGTGTGTCATTAATTGTTGTAGTAGTTGTAGTTTCTGCATCACCTCCAAATACTAATACTGTACCAGGTTCGTATTCTGCATCAGCTGTATACCATTCAGCTAAGTCGCTATACGTAGCTTGAAGTTGTGTTCCAGTTCCGCTTAATGTCCAAGTACCTGTAATAGTACCTGCATTAGTTCCACTACCTGTTGTTAATGTACTACTTAATAATGTTCCACCATATGTATACAAATCGATATAACTACCGCTTTGAACTTGCCAATTACCTTGTATGCTGCCTTTAACAGTATTATCTGTACTATTAGTAAACAAGTTTTTAGCAAGTAATGTACCATTAGTATGATCGACAGCACCGTACATTGTTGTAACTGTATTACTAGTAGTTGTACCCGTACTAGTCATAAAGTATGTTGTACCAGTACTTGCGCCGGGTGTACTAAAATTTAATGTAGTTCCACTTACAGTTAATGCTGTGTAAGTAGAAACTTTTAAACTGCCAACATCAACACTCTTATCAGCTCCAGATTTTACAATACTGCTTACGGCATTACTTACGCTAACTGGTGTTACACTATAAGTATTACCAGCTGTGCTAACACCATTGTAAGTTATAGTCATTATACCGCTTGAATTAAACGAAGTGTTTACAATACCGCCAGCATCACTAACTACTTGTGCAGGAGTAACAGTTGTTGGACTTGTTGCACTACCACTTCTGTTACCCAACAATGTTCCAGTAGCAATTTGTGTAATAGCTGTTAATGGTACACCTGTAGTTGAACTAGAACTAGTTAACAAATCGACAAAACCAGTAGCGCTTACATTAAACACATTATTGTTGTAAACACTTAATCCTAAATCTGCCTGCACAATAGCGCCTGCTGTTCCACTTCCACTAGTTCCTGTTGCTAGTCCTTTGGCAACATTTAATGACAATTTGCTTTGAGCAATAGCGGCCGATGAGCTAATCATTGAATTAGTAATAGTACTACTATTGATTGTAGCAACAATATTAGTTCCCACATAAGTTATAGTAATATTACTTGCGCCGCCAGTACTAGCATTAACCCATGTTGTACCATTGTACGCTAACAAATTATTTTGAATCGGTGATGCAATTAACACATCACTTAGTTTACTTAAAGCATTGAATAATGTAACTTTGCCATCAACATAAACTTTATTAGCTGCATCGGTAGTATACACTGGTGTAGCAAGATTACTAACTGTAAAGCCTGCAGCATTAATATTACCTTTCATACTTAGACTTCCGTCTAATGCCAAGAATCCAGGACCAATTAAGTTGACCAGAGGAGTTAAACTTCCATTGTGTGTCAATCCTAAACGACTATCGATATAACTTCGAATTGCACTTTGTACTGGAATAACATCACTTGCATTTTCAGCCATAGTTCCATCTGTACTAAATGAACTAACAACTACACCTTTCTTAAATCCTAGACCGTCTAAGTTACTTAAGGCAATTGATGCTGAGAATGTAACAGTACCGGTACCTTGGTCAACTGTAAAGAATCGACCCACACGGAAAATACCGTTTTCGTCTGTTGTTACATAAAACACACGACCAGTAGTTTCTTCTAAAATTTGCTGACTTGAAATTTCAGCAATAGCAGGATTACCGTAAATTTGTGTTGGGTAGTTACTGGTATTGTAACCGCCAGTACCAATATTCAAAAAGTCGTGACCTGTAGCACGAGTAGTTGAAATCTTAACAGTAATTTGTCCTGAACTAGCTGCAGGATAACCTAAACGTAATGTTGAACTTGTTGTAAGACTAAATGGTTTACTTAATCCTAATGCTGTAGAACTTGCACTAGTTACCTCAGGTGTTATTGTAGTAGTTGTAGTGTAAGTAGTTCCATATATACCAGGATCATATGGATAGGTTAATGTAATACTAGTAGTACTACTTGAGCTACATTGAAAATAACCATTGTACAAACTGTTGCTGTTACCTGCTACATAGAACCAAGCATTAGTTGTTGGTGCTGTAGTTGTTAAGAAACTTAATACAATACTATAATTGTTATTACCAGAATTATATGTCTTACTAACAAAACCAGTACTAGTTATAGAACTGCCATAAGTATATCCTGGACAGTAGAATGTCATTAAACCAGTTCCAACAGTACCAGTTGTAAATGAATTTCCACCAGGTGTAGCACTTACTGTAATTTGTTTTGTACTAGAATTTACATTAGTAATATAATATGTAGTACCAGTTACTAGATTACCTAATGCTGTTCCACCACTAGGTGTTGTAAATGTAATTTGATTACCAATGCTAATATTATTGACAGTACTTAATGTAATTAAATTGTCGGTACCTGTAATTGTTGTTGAACTTACAGTATAGTTTGTACCAATATTAGTTGCAGTTTGCCATGTACTTCCACTTCCACTAGTAATGTAAGTGTAAATATTGCTATTTACGGTACCGGGTGTACTTAATGCCCCTGTTGTACTATTGGTATAACTTACTATAGTTGTTGTACCTGATACACTTGCACTTGCTGCCGATTGGCTGGTATTAACAGTATAACTTGTACCTGTTGTAGGAGTTCCAGTTGCACTTTGATTTAATGTGTATGTGCCGGTTCCACCTGTCCCGCCCAAGAACGCACTGATATAAGTTCCAGCTGTCACTGTACCACCACTTAATACCATACCAACGCTAATTGTTCCTGCAGAAATTGTTGCTATTGTTAGTGTTGTACTGCTAATAGTACTAGTAAATGTTGCTGTATTAATACCAGTAATATATGTACCAGCAGTAATATTTGCACTAGTTACCACACTACCAATTGAAATGTTTGAACTATTAGTTATAGTACCAGTTAATGATAATGTATTACCTGATATAAATCCAGATGTGCTGCTAAATGTAGTTGTACTAGAAGCGGTAACTGGATAAGTTCCATTATAACCAGTCGGAACCATGCCTGTAACAGTAATTAATTGACCAACAGCGTATGGAGTTGTTAGCGATGTAATTACAGTAAATGTAACTGTACCGGTATTAGTACTGACAGATGCAACTGATAAACTTGTTTCTTGTGCTATACCTGCACCAGTTAATATCATACCATTTGTAACAGTGCCGGATACAGATCCAATTGATAACACACCACTACTATTGATACTACTAGATGACATAGTAGCAGTAGTAGTTGCTACGGCTGTAGCGTTGCCGCTAGTGCCTGGATCAGTTGAGTACAATAATTGAGCTTGTATAGTATTGACACCTGCATTAGCAGATACACTTACTGCTGTTGGCACAGTAATGACCGGTGTCAATATTGCGCCTCCTAGTACTGAACTTAATGTAATCGTTGGAGTACTGGTATATCCAAAACCAGGACTTACAACAGTAACAGCGCTAATACTTCCGCCACTGATTGTACAAACTGCAATAGCTTGTTGCGCAGGACTTGTTACCCCTCCACCTGAGAATGTTATTGTTGGTGGGCTTGTATACCCACTACCGCCGTTGGTAATAGTTACACTAGCTACTGTTCCTAATAGTTGACTACTTACTACGGATCCATATTGAACCCAACAAGCAGGACTTACAGTAAATTGTGTTGAACTATCAATACTTTGAACAATTGTTCCACTTGGAACATAACTAAATGGATTTGAAATAGTAGCGCCTGTGACTGTTGCCGACCCAGTAGTTGTACTTGCAATGACTACTCCAGTAAGTCCTGTTCCACTTACTAATGAGTAAACAGTATAAGTGCCGTTGTATGCTGTAGTACCAGTAACACCTGCAATTACTATAACGCTATTAATACTAAATGGCGCACTAGTTTGTGTGCCATAAGTTACAGTAAAATAACCTACACCAGGTGTACTAGCAGTGATACCGGTGATAGTAATACTAGTATTAATACTAGATACAACCATACCAGTAGTTAAACTACTAGTGCTACTTGTTGTAATTTGAGTTTTATTAGTAATACCTACTACTTGATAAGTTCCATTATAGTTAGTATTGGCTTGGTTTGCTATTGTTATATAACTATCTACTGGTGGTAATATAGCATTGGCGTTGTAGGGAATATTATAAGTAACAAATTTACTACTTGTACTATTAGGTTGTAGTGTTTGGCTAGCAAACGTCATAGCACTAACACCTGTGCCAATACTTGATAAGTTGTAAACACTATTTGGATCAATAGTTAAGAACGCATTAGTAGCTGTTCCTATAGTCAATGTTCCACTCGGTACACCGCTTGGTGCAACATTTAACACAATTTGAGCTGTGCTCAATGTTGGTTGTGTAAAACTTACAATGCTTTGTGTACCATTAAAACCAGCACCTGTTATTAGAGAATTATTTGTAATTGTTCCAGCAACTGCTGTTAGATAAATTGTTGTACTATAACCTGTAAATGTATTACTTGTTACTAGTTGACCAATGTTAACAGTATAACTTGTACCTGTCGTAGGAGTACCCGTCGCTGATTGATTTAATGTCCAACTTGTACCGCTACCTGAAACAATATATGTTCCAGCTGTTACGCCAGTTCCTGTAATTGCCATACCAATTGATATGGTTCCACTTGTTACTGAACTAATGGTTAAAGTAGTTGTGCTAATAGTACCAATAAACACGGCTGAATTAACAGCGGTAATATATGTACTATTAGTTATACCTGAACCAGTAAGTCCCATGCCCACAGTAAATGATCCTGTGATAGTACTTAACGGAGTAAAAATATTTCCAATACTTGCACTGGCTAACCCATTACCAATAATACCTGTACTAGATGCTGTAGTGCTTAATGCTTGATTGAATAATCCGCTGGCAGGTATATTTGATTGTGTATAGCTTAATACACGGAAAACTTTACCACCCCAACCTGTTAGATATGTACCTTGGTTAATTTGGTTAATAGTTGTTGATACGCTAGATGCCAAAACAGCAATTTTACTATCACCTAATTTTGAACCTTGTGATTGTGTTGAAAATACTACAGGTCCATACGGAGTCAGTGTTGGAACACCGCTTAATGTTACAGTATAGCTTGTACCTGTAATTGCACCGCTTGTAGCTGCGCTAGTAGTATTTGTTTGCCATGTACTACCGCTACCGCTACCGCTAATATTAGATATAATATAAACAGTGCCTGTAACATTAGTACCAGTTAGCACCATACCGATGGCAACAGTTCCTGATCCTAATGTGCCAACTGTAAATACACCAGTGTTGCTAATTGTAGATCCTGTTGTTACTGCTGTATTAGTTACAACAGTTGATACAGTTTGATTGGTAAAACCAATGCCTCCAAGAATTTGTCCAGCAATAATTGTACCATTAACTTGATTAACTGTTAGCGTTGTGCTGCTTGTATTATTTCCTGAACCGTTAATTGCAACAAATCCTTTAGCCGCATAATTTACTAAGTCAGCATTTTGTATACTACTTGTATCATGATTAAATGATATGTAAGCAAACGAACTATCTGTAGTTAACACAGATGTATTTGCTGGCAATTGTTCACCAGTACTTTCAGTCAATCCGTAACTAATAATACGATAGATAGAACCTAAATTAGTACTATATTGTAATGCGGTACTTGGACGAACAGGTTTAACGTTAGTGATATTGTAGAATTTAATATTTTGCAATACTCGAATAGTTACTAGTTGTCCGTCATATAACGGGTATGCTAGACCTGTTGTAGTTGTACTGTTTGTACCTGAAGTACTCAATGCAAGAGACAATACATTTTGACCATTTACATATACTGTAGTATGGCTTACTGTATTAATTAAATATCTAGTAATCACTCCACCACTGGCTGTGTGATCAATTTCTAATTCGCTTGTTGGCTCTGGAGGATACTCGTAGTTAATAATATATACAGTTAAATTTAAACTTGTAGCTGTTGTTTGCGAACTAGCAAAAATACCTTCTTTGTAGATACGTGCTGTTTGAACCATGTCGTTGGCCAAATTCACAGCATTAGGTAATTCAGTTACATCACTACCACTTGAACGTAATCCGTACACACCATAGCTACTTGAGCCAGCAACAGAACGAATTTGTCCACCGTTTAATGCCCAATAGCTTACATAGTTGTAGTATGTAAACATACTTACAGCTTCTGCTGCACCACCGTTAGTTACTAATAATCCGTAACCTAAATCGTTTACCATAGTAAAGTCATTGCTCAACATTGACTTATTACCGCCCATTTCAATGTTGATACCAATATTGGCACCAGCGTTGATATAATTAACAGCGGCATCTTCAATGTCGATAGTACTAGTACCAAAAGTGTATGTTCCAGCGGCCTGTGCAGTCAATGTTACAGGTAACCCAGTTGATGCACTAACTAATTGAATAGTTGAGCTAGTTGGAACATATGTATTAGCAACTGCTGTTCCTGCAGGTACCCCAGTACCTGTAACAATCATTCCAGGCAATATACCTGACACACTACCAGTTTCGGTAAATGTCATGGTTAATGTACCAATAGTAGTAGTGATTGGGCTACCATTCAATGTTGTAGATAATGTAAATCCTGTTGTGCCAGTTACAGAAATAATATAGTAGATATTACCAGTTGTATATCCAGAAATACTTCCAGTACCACCTGCAGACCCGGTTACTGTAACAGTATTACCGAGTACTAGTTTTGCACTATTACAAGTGAATGTTCCTGCTAGTCCAGTTGCTTGTACATTGCTTAATGTTGTATTTGCGCTGTTTGATATAGTGAATGAACTAGCACCACTTGCTCCACCGCTAGAATAAGTTGCGGTTACACTAGCAATCTTATTATTAGATAATGTATAAAAATCAGTAATAGCACTTGTAGTTTGCGCTGTAATTACTGGTGGTGTACGAGTAACAGCTGGAGATCCTACAGTTAATAATATAGTGCCATCTTGATTACTGCCGCCTGTGCTAGCACTTGTTGCAGTAGCTGCATTGCTTAGTGTTGCGGTTCCAGTTGAAAAATTAATATTACTTAATGTTGTACTTGCTGGAATACCGGTACCTGTAACAGTTACTCCATTAGTTAAATACGGGCTATAAGACAAATTGGTAATAGTTGTACTACCAGCAGTGATAGTTGCTGCTACAGTATCGTTAAATGCGCCGTCAGCAACATAATCAATTAATGTATTAAACAATGTGGAAATAGCCAATGCTTCGACACTAAACGCAAATGTTAATCCCACTGGCGTACCTGCTGTAGTTGAAATCGCTGCACCACCCGAGTAGCTAGATAAAGTGAATGATGTTTGTGTGCAAGTTGTAATATAATATGTACCGTTTGCTACACTACCTGATCCAGTATTAGTACCACTAATAGTAACAGCTAGACCAACAACTAAAGTTCGTGGAGCAGTTGCAAATGTAAATGTTCCGCTAGAGCCAATTACAACACTACTTAAAGTTTCTGTGGCGGCTGTGTAAGTTGTAAGATTTTGAGTTAGCAAATTACCATTGCTTGGAGTTACAACTTGATTTTGAATAACTTGTTGTATTACGGTGTTTAGGCGTATATATGCTGCAATACATACTTGTGCATTTGTACCTAACTGGCTAGTACCGTTGTAATTTGAAGTATAGAATGTTTGTGCTATATCATAAATTGATGAATTGCCGCCGTATAACAAATCATAACTAATCGCATCAATAATATACCCAGCATCTCTTTGAGATTTAGTAGCTGTATAATTTGATAAACTAGTTGTTACATAATTATTTGCGATCCAAGCTGAGATTTCAGATTGTAAAAAATTCTTATTCAAAGTTATATTTTTACGAGCCTGACTAACAGTACTAGTTACACCAACAGGATCGGGATAAACTAATGTTGGTACACTAACTGTTCCATTTGCAATAATATTAGTAATATTGGCAAGAGAAGATGCTACTGTAGTCAAGGTAGTCGATTGTAAACTCAATGTATTAATTAATGAATTTGCATAGTTAAGCCCTTGAATTACAAATAACTCAGCTGTTGTTGTAACAGCATTTTGAGGTGCAAGATAAATCAACCCTTGTTTAACACTTTGATAGTTTGAACCAAACACATTATCGTATGCAATAGCATCGACAATATTACCTAAGTTGCTTGCAAATGCAGCACTACTGTAAATTACAGCAGGGTTAAACGGTGTACTAACATCTAATGTAACAGTTACTTGAGGAGCATAGAATGTGTATGTTCCGGCAGCTTGTGTTGTTAATGCGGCTGAAAGAGTTAGTGTAGTACCGCTGATAGATTTAATATAAGTTCCAGTAGGAATACCAGTACCACTAATTACTTGACCAACTAACACTAGTAAATTACTAGCAATAGTTAAAGTCTTTGCACCAATTGCTCCGCCACTTACATAAGCAGCTGTTGTAATAGTAGCATTAGCATTATAACTTGTAACATTGTTGACTTGATATCTAAAACCTTGCAAGTAAAATGCGCATGGTGTTTGCGGTGGTCTAACATCAAGACCACTATTAACTGTACCTTGAATAGTAACTGATAAACCGGCAGTACCATTGGCACTAGCAATACCAATTATATTACCAAATAATCTTCCAGTAAATCCGTCAACAAATTGTCCGCCCCTAAATGCTTGTGCGTTTATACTTGCACTAAACACTGCACTTTCTTGACCATATGGCGATTTAGTTTTAATTTGTCCAGTTGGATCAAGTACCATAGCAAATCCGCCATGGCCTTGCATAGTCAACAATTTAATACGTGTAGCATCATTACATAAGAATACATCCATGTTTTGATTATTCAATGGAGTACTGTTAATATCTAATGGATTACTTAGGTAATGACGTCCGTAATTAATAGTTCCAAATAAATGCCAACTATTTGCTGCGTATGTTTGTGTAGCTGTAAATGGATAAATTGTTGTACAATTAATTACGTTACCGCTAACTGTGTTAATTACTGCCTTACCTGCTACAATATTACCGTAACTAGTTGCATTAATAGTAGTAGAGTAATTGTAAACTGTTATAGTGGCAGTTCCGCCACTAGTACCTGCACCTGTTACATTGATAGTATTGATTGCATACACACCATTATATGAAGCAGGAGTCATCCCTTCAATATTAATATTTTGACCAACAATATACGGACTAGATGGCATTAAATTGCCTTGAATAGTCTGGAAAGTCAACGTAGCTACATTTGTGCTAGTGTTTATAGATGCACTGGTTACTTGATATACAGCTTCAGTTAATACCAGACCTGGCCATGTTGAAATGGCCTGTACTCCATTACCAAGCGAAGCAGTAAATGTGCCAGATGTAGCTCCAATAGTTAATGCAGTAGCTGATAACTGAGCATAATCGGTTCCTGCATAATTTATTGGCCCAACTTGTAAGGCATCAATTACACCGTCTCGATAGAAGAATACATTACGCCATGGACTTTGACTGATACGATTTAATGGTCGAATAATTGTACGACGGAAATCATCTCCGCTAATGGTCACGTTTGCTGGAATTTTAATTGGATAGTCTTCGTAATAAATTCCGCTTTCTACAAAAATTGTAATATTTAAATTACTAACAGTTTCGCCATAATCCAAATATTCCCCAACTTGGAAGAATCCTGGTTGTGTTAGATACATGTTAATTGTATCATATGGAACCGTGCTAAGAGGTTGTTTACCGGGAGTGTAACTTATAATTTGTCCAAGTGCATTAGACGAATTACCAATCAATATCTTGCCTGGTATAATATGTACATCTCCGGGTGTTCCTTGATCTACATACCCATTACCGCCGTTATTAAATGTGATACTATAATAACCAGTACCGTATGTACTAGTAGTTATAGCAGGAGCTGCTCCGAGTCCGGTAGTAATAATACTATAGGCAATGTACCATTGACTTGTGTAAGTATTAATGGCAGGAGTAGTTGGGTTATAATTTGTGCTTAATGTAGCATTAGTTTGCTGAGTAACTAGTGTTTGATAGCGTTGAACATTGGTAGTTTGATTTAAAACTTGATATACTAGGCCAACATTACTGCCGCTACCATCACCAAATGCAAATGTTAGTCCATCTATAGTTTCAGTATATTGTGTTCCAATAGCAATACCTTGTGCTGAAGCATTTTTATAATATGCTCGACCTGCATTGATACTTTGATATGTACCGTTAACACGCATATCAATAACCATGGCATCAACAATTAAACCAATATCTCTAGAACAAGTTGCTTGATTATAGTTGAATCCACCGGTGTATTTGTTTGCAAGATAAGTTGTAGTTGCTGTTCCAACTGTAATATAATTATTGTTAATTAATGTTCTAGCATTAATGTATGTTGAATTATAAACTGAGTTACTAATTAACGGATTAGTTAATGTATAGTTAACTGTATTAGATCCGCCACCTGTAGTTGTTACTGTTGAAATAGTGGTAATATTATTCGTAGTCGAAGTAGTTACTGTAGTAGCACCAACAATAGTAATTATTTCACCTAGTAGCGAAGTAGTTGTTTGGTAGTTAGTTGCTTGTGTTCCTGTTGTAACTCCGCTGGCAGAACTCCAACCAGAATATTGAACTTGTGTAGTGATTTGTCCTTGCCCGCTAACAAACCCTACGGTACTATTAGTAGTATTTGCATATTGAACATAATTTGTTCCTACTCCAGTTACAGTAAATGATGTACCAGTTGTAGAGTTAAGACTACTAGGTGTTAGCCCTTGAACAGTAATTTGTTGGCCAATTGTAAATGGAGCAGAAGTTTGACTAGCAAAATTTAATTGAACATATCCTGTACTAGGAGTTGATACTGTAACACCAGTAACTGACAGATAATTTCCTAAACTTGCACTAGCAGGACTGTTGCTCAATACAGTACCAATAGTTGTTGAAATTTGTGTTAATGCAGCAACATATAAACTGTTTAATCCTGCACCAATAGCATTTGCACTGGCAATAAATGTTTGTGCTACGGCACTGCTTGCTGTATTTCCACCGTAAGTTAAATCATAAGCTAATGCTTCGATGATATAGCCTAATGCACGTTTAGTAGAAATAACATCAATAGTAGTTGTAGAATAATTTACAGCAATCCAAGATGTAAATTCGTTTTGCAAGAATAGAATATTGGCCAATAATGCTGATTGTGCCTGACTATTTGCAGAAGGTAATCCTGTAGGGTTGACAAAAGTTGGAACTGTCCTGTTAGGTACCCCTACATTTAATAAATTGGTAATGCTGCTAAACAAATTAGTAATGATAGTGTTAGTTGTTGTATCATTAATAATAGAGTACGTAGCATTGATATAATTGATTGCTCCTTGAACTAGTCCAGTAGTCATAGGAACTAGACTGAGATTTAGGGCATTATTAACTGTCCAGGATAATCCTGATCCGCCAGTGATTATTGTACCATCGATTACGCCTGCTCCGCTAATAGTATCACCTATACCAAACGGCACACTTCCTGTAACACTTCCAGAAATTGTTAAAGTATTAGTAGCAATACTTCCTGTAAAGGTATCTCCAACTTTTTGTGAAGTTAATATACTTCTAATACTTTGTAATATACTATTACCATTAGAATATGTAGGAGCAGTTGCAGTAGGACTAGTATTTGTGCCATCGATTACATGTTGTATTGTTGCAATGTTTGCAGCAATTGATGACGAAATTGTTGTTGCGCCACCATTGATAAATCCGCTACCACCGTTTAGGTATGTTGCATTTGTATACTGAACTACACTAGATTGATACAGCGTAGTACTACCAGAACCAAGTAAGGTGTTGTTAATAATGTTTTGTGCTAGGGTATTTAAATATCCAACCGCAGCTGCGCAGACAGGTTGTTCGCTAGAGTTTAAATGTAGTGTAGCATTGTAGCGGTAACGATTTGCTGCATAAACGCTTTGACTGTTACCTCCATACATTAAATCGTATACTAAACTCCAAACAATATACTTTATATCGCGTTGTGATAACGATGTACTATAGCTTACATTTGGATAATTTGCTGTGATATACGCTGTTATTTCAGCTTGTATGAAAGGAATATTATTAATTAATAAATTTTGAGCACTTACCTGACCAGTAGTTGTTGTAGCAATTGATGGGAAAGTAGGATTTGGTATATTGCCAGACTGAATAATATTAATAATCGATGTTATTGTGTTGGCAATAAATGTTGAAGTAGTTGGAGCAGTTGTAATGTTAGAATTCCAACTGGCTGAACTTGTAATTACACTTGATAAATTAGTCAATGCTCCGACAATTTCAGTTGTAGTTAGTCCTGTATTAGCATACGAAAATGCCAAAGCTGCTTGAATACTTTGGTAATTTGATAAGAATACTACATCAGATGCAACAGCATCTATAACTGAACCAATGTATGTTTGTGTATTGGTTATGCTATAAGAATAAGTTGCCAGTTGCGCCTGAGCATAACCGATAGCATCAACTAGTTGAATATAATAATTTGAAATAATGTCTGAATTATTATTGTTTAATAATAAACTAGCCTGGGTAATACTATTGTAGTTTGATAAAGGAGCAACCGATCCATTAGAAAATACTAGATCGTTTCCAATACTGGTTAAAATATTATCAATAATACCGGCCCAACGTGCTTGACTAAATGTAAATTGATTTACATATTTTCTGTTTAGATAAGCAATAGTTTCAGCTTGAATGAATGATCTATTAGCTTGTAATAATGCTGTAGCATCCATGTATCCTTGGATGCCACTATTTCCTCCCACTAGTGTTACACTTTGAACTGTACTTTTATATTGGGTTGGAGATATTGTATAAACAATAGTTTGACGATACGGTCCGGGTTCTATTGAAGATAAATTTATTAAATTGTCAGCTTGTAATGCAGCAGCACCTACAGTTTTGTAGGCATATTGCCAAGCACGACCTTGTCTTCCACTAGGTGTATTTCTTTGTAAATCATCACCTTTTGTTGCACTAACATATAAATTAACACCGCTATAGTATGTGTTGCTATCAACATAATATTTTGTAGCAGCTTGTAAATCGGTTGAAGAATTAACAATACCTTTACCGTTTAGCGGTGCAGGGTGATCGTTAAGAGTCAACGTGCCAGACATGGTATCGCCATCGCGACGAACTGCATGACGGCGTTGTATCGCTTCAGTAGCTACATAATTTCCTTGTAATGTTGCATCGTAATCTGAATCACTGGTTTGTGGTGTAGTAGGTTCATTTCGAACTTTTAATGCCCCAATAACACTACCAGTTGCTGGATTAATTGGTAAAAAGTTACTGTTGGCATAGCCAACAGTAACTGGCATTTGATTTAGTGTAGTAGTTAAGCTAGGATTTACTGAGCCATAAAACGCATTAAATTGTGCTACTAGTGCTGGACTAGGATCAGACAAACGCCCAATAGTAAAATTTGCCGCATTTAAAAAATTTCCTAATGTCGGACTAGAATCGCTCTGAAGTGTGCCGGCTGTTGAACTAATAGTTAACGTACTATTATTTGAATTATTGATGGTAATATTTGTGCCAGCCACTAGTGTTCTTGCAGATAATGCACTACCACTAGTATTTGCCATAATAATTTGATTAGCACTATAAGCTGTACTTGCCACAGCACCTAATGTCGTAGCTGTACCAGTGGTACTATTGATTACAGTAATAGTAGTAGATGATGCTGCTGTAATTAAATAGTTTCCATTATAACCAGATGGCGAACAACCGCTAATAGTAATATTTTGTCCTGTAGTAAATGGACTTAATAATACATTTGGATTAGAAAATGTTATAGTTGTAGAACCAGTAGACGGACTACCAGCAACAATATTTGTAATACTAAAACTTGCCGTACCAGGTGCGTCTGCTAAGTTACTAAATTTAATTTGACCGCCAGCACCAAATACAGCATACAGCTCTGTAAAGTTATTATTGATTTTGGTAAAACTATCGCGAATACTATCGCCTGTACCGTCATTACCTTGTACACCTACGTTAACTAATTGTTGTGACATATATTAAACTCCGAAGCTGCTACCACAGCCGCATGTTGTTGTTGCATTAGGGTTTTTGATACTAAAACTACTACCCATTAAATCTTCTTTATAATCTATTTCTGCACCTGTGAGGTATTGCATGCTCATGCTGTCTACAAGTACTTTATATTGGTCTAACGGGATTTCAAAATCATCCTCGTTCATTTCTTCGTCAAATGTAAAACCGTAGCTGAAGCCACTACAGCCTCCACCTTGTACAAATGTACGTAATGCTAATTTAGGATTGTTTTCTTCAAGGAGTAAATCCTTGATTTTTGCTTTTGCTGATTCAGAGATTGTGATCATGATTGCCCTCGATATGTTATTTATCAAAGGCTTTTTATAATCTTAATGTAAATTAAATGTAAATACTAGCATGTACTTGAGCATAGAATATCAACAAACACAGCACATACGTGTGAGCAAACGCGGTAACTATCATAGTTATTTTCGTAAAAAACGTATTGTGATTTTTAGTTGCGATTGTTGTCAGGGAATTTTTAAACGAGACAAAGGAGACATAGATCCTAAACGTTTAGATAATAACTATTATCATGTATGCGGCAACTGCGATGCTAAAAAGTTTGCCCAAGAAAAAGGCGTAGAAGCACGTAAAGTTTGGGATATGCCAGTTAGCAGTCTTAAGACGCTAGACCAATTCTAGAACTAATAACGTTCCAGTTGATAATTTTCCATTGATTAGATAGATACTTTTTCTTTTCACTTTGATAGTCTAATGCCCACGCATGTTCCCACCAGTCAACTATTAAAACAATATCCATCTTAATTTCGTGGTTCTTGATAGTTTTAATTTTACCATCTCGAGCTAGGTATACCCAACCACTACCTTGTATTTTCATTGCTTCTTTTTCAAAATCAGCTGTAAATTTGTCAAATGTTTTAAAATGTTTAGTTATAAACTCGCCAGCAGAACCGTCTGGATCATTACTTCTTGCAGGTTCTTGATATTGAGTAAACAATAAATCGTGTAAAAATGCACCTGCTTCATTAAAATCAGCATCGCCTTCGCCGTTATTAAACCGATCAACATATCCTTTGTATAATTTTCCATAATGGTAGTTGATAGTATCCTCACTGATACTAGGTTCTAACGCATCGCGTTTGTAAGGCAATTTAGTTTGTTCTAAAGTTTTAGGAGTTTTTCCTTCATTTAGGCTAACATAACGAATAAAATTATACATAGTGTAATATTTAGCGATATAAATAACATGGAGGATAATATACCATGTTAAAATTTATCAAAAGTTTCTTTAAAAAGCAAGAAGCATCTGTTGCTGAATATAAAGTAGAAGCACCAGCACCAGTTGTTGACGTTGCACCAGTTCCAGCCGGCACACCGCTAGTAAACGATGCTGGTGTAGTTGTTGCTATTGCTGATGGAAAACCTGCTAAAGGCCCTAAGGTTAAGAAAGAGCCAGCGGCTAAAAAAGCATCAGCTGTTAAGAAACCACGTAAGCCTAAAACGCCTAAAGCAGAGTAAGTTCTTTAGCCTGCTCGTAAAGCGCAAAGCTGGCTAGATTCTTGCCCTTGCTTTCGCACATGATATCGTGCGTACCTAAAAAGCTCAATGCCCATTCATTCGTTGCTGTGTTCCAGTAAAAGTCTGAATGTGCTCTGAGCTTTTGCTTTTTGTAGCCTTCTAGAATAAGCTGGGCATGAACAGGTGCGGTAGACTGGTCGTGGTCGATAAGATAATCCTCACGACTAACTGAATAGTGACAAGTAGGCCGCATACCACGCCAGCTATCAACAACCCTCTTAACACGGTCATCGTTGGCGTTAATGTACTCTCCCTCTCGGATCCAATGATGATGTATATCGAGGACAATAGGAACAACATCACTAATAGTAAGACAATCATTTAACCCCCATGAGTTTTCTTCGTTCTCAATTGTAATACAGTTGCGGGCCTCGGGTGTGAGTAACTTGTAGGCACGTCTAATACCTTCGGGACCTTGTTTACCCGAGATGTGTACGTTGATTTTGAAATCCTGGAAGGATTTACCATAGCCCATGTAACGTGCCATATCTGCATGATATTCAAACTCGGCTATCGAACGCTCGACAATGCCAGGGTTATCACTTGCCAGAACTGTAAACTGACCAGGATGCATAGACAAGCGAATATTACTATTGCGAGCAATGTCGCCCACTCGCGCAAAGTGCTTTTCGCAGTATGATACAACGTCAGGTTTACGCCAATAATCAGCAAAGTCAGCGTGAGTATAAGCAGGGAGAATGTCACTGCTAATCCTAACCATCCTAAGAGGAGCATCAAGGGTGCTGACACGTTCGACTAGTTTCCTTGTTGATTCGATATTGCCTACCATTAGGTCCCATAGTTTCTGCTCCGCGACATCTCTTGATTGTTTATTTAACCAAGAAATAGTAGTTGTACCTGTATTATACTGTTTGGCATCGTCATCTTTGCCAATACCATTGACCTGATGAGGATGGTCAATCCATTTACATGCGAAGCCTATACGTTTCATTACCAATGCCTTATGACGCCTGCGATTATAAAAGTGTTTGTAAGTACATATGATAACACAATTAAGGTA